AACATGCAGGCCAAGGCGCAAGCTGCCGCCGCCGCTGCTCAAATGCAGATGATGGAGCAGGGAGCAAAAGCCGTTGGCGCTGTCGGCGGACCGGAAGGCATCAAGCAACTCTCGCAAGCAGCATGAACGAGCACGAACCCCAACGACCAAAGCTTGACCTCGCGAAAGACTTCTCGCGGGGGAATGACCTGTTCACGTTCGAGTTTAACGAGAAGTCGATGCAGCACCACACGGCGCACACGATCAAAAACGCGTTCGTGGAAGGCTTCACCTGCTTTCTCTTCAAGTTCACGTTCAAAAAGCGGCATTTTGAGTGGCGCGTTGCCTTGCCTCCTGCGGCTGGCTTCGATGAACTCGACGCTTACGAGATGGGCCTGCAAGCCTTCGCCCGCTTCCTGAACACCGTGGCAAAGCTCGTGGAGCAGGAAAAGCTCGGAATCGTGGAAACCATCAACGCCGATGACTGAGACGCAAGCCAAGAAGCTCGACCATGAGGCCAAGGTGAAAGCCGCCTGGGCTGCTCTCGCGCTGTCTCCCGAGTTTCAAACCGTCTTCACTGACCTGCAAATCAGGTTCGGTTTCCTCGCGCCGTCGTTCTCGGCTCAAGACAATTTCAACCCGACAGCGGCGGCAGTTCGCGACGGGGAAAAGAACGTGCTTCGGCACATCGCCAAGAAACTGAGCTTCGGCTTGGCGGTGTCCGAAGATGACGCAGCAGAAAAGCAACGCGAGGCTCTTTAACACCACCACGATTATAGCGCCATGACCAAAGAACAAGCCATCATCACAGCCAAGCAATTCCGCAAAGACGCGGACGAACTGCTGCAACGTATGAAGCAGCACAAAGCAGTTTTTCGAGAAGAAATCGGATTTGGTGTTTGTGATGATGCCAGCGAAGCCATCGCGCAGCATACGCTGTCCATCTGTGACCTTGAATCCTGCATCATGCGGCAAGGCATGGCGCTGAAATACATCGGCAACCCCAACCCCTATCCGAACTCGAAAGACCCGAGCAACACGGTTGTCGAGCCGACCGCTGACGGGCTGAAAATGTAACCACAAACCACCACCACGACCATGATCGAAATTCAAGGCACGGCCATCCTGCGCGATGGCGAAAACATCGGCACCATTACGGGAGACACGGCCTTTCTGCCGAAGAAACCCGGCCCGGCCATTCTCGGCCAGATTCGCAAGGCAGCAGGCAAGCCGGACTTGGCGTTTGAATACGTCGCCGCTCCCGTGGCCGCTTCTACTCCTCAAAACATCGCCCCCGTCGTTCCGTCCGGCCAGACTGAGAACAACGAGGGCGAGAGCATTTCCAGGAAACCGGCAAGCGTTTCGGGCGCTGCCGTTGCGCCGGAAGAATCCAGTCAATCGGCGGACGATGCAAGTCCGAAAACAGGGCTGGACCGGCTGCTCGATTTGGCTGCCGAAGGCAAGATTCCGGCACCTCCTGCGCACAACCCGGCAATGGGCGACAAGGCTCCCGAGTTCGTCGCGTGGTTCAAAGCGCATGCAACGGCGGAAGAGATTGCAGCCAAGTATCCGGCTACGCGTCGCTTGCCAAAACCCGGCGACTTCGAGGCCGCTGAGCATCGCCGCATGAACCGCAAGCTCGACGGCGAAGTCGAGGACAAGGCCGACTAATCCCGCATTCACTCCAACCACAAACCACCACGACACAGCATGAAACTTCACAACAGGTTCTTGTTTAATCAGGCAGGCGATGCAGGCAGCGGCGGCGGATCGGGCGGAGGCTCGACGCTTCTCGGCGGCGCTGCTGGCTCACAGGGCGGCGCTGGCGATGCCGGGCAGCAACGGCAGGTGTCCAGTTCATCCGGCGAGGCTGACGAGCACAGCAAGGGCGGCACGTTCGATTTTCGCGCCTCGCTCGATGACAAAGGCAACTTCAAGCAGGATTGGACGAAGAGCCTTCCTGACGACCTCAAGCAAGCCGAGGGCGTGCTGAGCAAGTATCCGAATCCGCTCGAAGCCCTGCGCGGCCTTGCCAATGCTCAAAAGCTCATCGGCCAAAAGAGCACCTTCAAGGCTCCCGCTCCTGACGCGAAACCCGAAGAAGTCGAGAAGTTCAACAGCCAGGTTCGCGACGTGCTCGGCATCCCGCAGAAGGCGGAAGACTACAAGCTGACCAAGCCCGAAAAGCTCCCCGAGGGGCTGACGTGGGACGAGGCAAAGGCGAGCGACTTCGCCAAGTTGGCGCATTCCCTCAACATTCCTCCGGCTGCCGCCGACAAGATCGCGGCATGGCAAATGCAGCAGATGGCGGGCATGGTGGACGCTGGCAAGGCCAAGCTCGACGCTTGGGTGCAATCGCAGACTGCCGAGTTGAAAAAGGATTGGGGCGCTGACTTTGACGCGAACCTGGGCAAAGCAGCCAAGGCGGCGCAAATCGCAGGCTTCGACCTGAACGACGGCGAGCTTGCCAACAACGCGAAGTTCATCAAGGCGATGCTGACCGTCTCGAACCTCATCAAGCCCGACGCACTTGTCGGCGCTGACAAGGCCGGGAACGTGATGGACGGCAAAGCGCAGGCCGAGGACATTCGCCGCAACCCGTCGAACCCGTGGCATAACGCGTTCATGGGTAAAGAAGGTCCGGCACGCCAGCAAGAAGCCGCTGCCCTCATGGCAAGGCTTCAAGGCGTTCAAATGGCGGCATAATTTCCGTTTGACATTTCCCGGCGCAAACCACGCCATACCATCCAGAGCCACGCGGCCCGTCTGTGACGGATACCCGCAGCGCACCTAGTAGCGGCCTCGAATGAGATACCCGCGAGAAGGACTCACCTCCCCGGCAAGCCCTCGGCTCAACGGCAAGCCTCTCGCAACTCCTCACTCATTCACAGGCCATGCCTGACCAAATCACTACCTACTACGAAACCGAGTTCTCGAAGAACTGGGAAATGCTCGCGCAGCAGAAGGAAAGCCGCCTCGGCGGTGCCGTCACTGCGACTACCATCAGCGGCAAGCGCCGGAAGTTCAACCAGCTCGAAACCGGCTCCATGCAGGAAGTCACGACCCGCAAGGGCGACACTCCTGACGGCGACTCCACCGGCTACGCCTACTGGATCTACCGCCGCAAGTTTGAGCGCGTCATCACCTTTGACGAGGACGATGAAATGCAGCTCGGCACCATCGCGCTTCCCGACTCCGACGAAGTGACAAGCATCATGGCTGCGAGCAATCGCACCAAGGACGACGTCATCATTTCGTCCTTCGACGCAACTCGCTACATCGGCGAGAACGGCACGACCACCGACGCCTTCGACACGACCTATCAAGTCGCTGTCGATTACGTCGCCAGCGGCTCGACTGCCAACAGCGGCATCACCGTGGCGAAAATCCTCGCCGCCAAACGCATCCTCGACGAGAACGAAGTGGACGACAATGATCGCTACTTCGCCATCTCGGCGCAGGGCTTGCAGGACATGCTGCTGACCACGCAAATCACCTCGGCGGACTACAACACCGTCAAGGCGCTGGCTGCTGGCAGTGTCGACATGTTCGCCGGGTTCAAGTTCATTCGCTCCGAGCGCCTGAGCCTGAACAGCGGCACGGACGTTCGCACCTGCTTTGCCTGGGCCAAGTCGGGCATCAAGTTCGCCGATGGTGGTCGCCAGACCTACATCGACGTGCTGCCCTCTCGCCGTCACGCCAAGCAGATTCGCGGCGTCTATCGCTGCGGTGCTGTCCGCACCGAGAACAAGCGCGTCGTCCGCGTCTATGCGGACGAAAGCCCGTAACCCATTCGGGGAGGCGGTGAGTAGCCGCCTCCCTTTCTTCAACCCTCGAACCCTTTTCATTCCTCACTTCTATGGCTAACGTCTTCTCCGATTTCGCAACGCTCCAAGCGTCTGCCGTCAACGACATTTCCACCGCTCCGAACCTCAAGGCTTACGGCGGCGAGTTGAAAGTCGTCCAAGTCAGCAAAACCGGCTACACGGCTGCCACCGCTGACCCGCTCTACATCTGCCGCCTCCCCAAGGGCGCACGCATCATCCCGCAACTCAGTTCCGTCGATTATGGCGATCCCGGCGACGCTCTCACGGGCAAGCTTGGCACCTTCACGGTGGCCTCAACACCTGTCGCCATCGACGACGATGTTTTCGGCTCCGGCCTTGCCCTCGGCTCTGCTGCTGGCCGTAAAGCGTTCACGGACGCTGGCACCGTTGGCGCTGGCATCCTGACGCCCGCAAGCCTGGATCAAGATGCGTGGCTGGTGGCGACGTGGACGACGGCAACTAACGCCGTGTCGCACACGCAGGTTTGGACCATCG